GAACGATCTGCGTGTCGTGGATCCCTGCCACACTTCCATCCCCATAGAAATTGGGATTGGAATAGCCACTCCCGGTCTGCTGTAGACCGTACGTGGGAGTGCCTGATGTGGGATTGCGCGTTGTCAAAGTAGGCAACAGCGTCAGGGGCAGCCAATTGATCTCCAACCCTTGTTCTCCAATCTGGGCGAAATCAATCATCAATGTATCTGGCGACGACTGCAAGTCAACCAGAAATCCCTCACTTGCAGACGGATCCTGCAACTCTTCCCCATACGCATTGATGTTTGCGAATAGCGTACCTGATCGTTCGACCAGGATACCGGTGTTCAGTAGGCGCAAGCCCAGTGAAACACACCGAATCAAGCCGAACTGATCGGCAAGACTAGCTATTTGGGGGTGGGGCTAATTTGACACCGTCATCAATCCTGTTGAGGAATTGTACGCCGTCATAACCGCCTTAAACGGTAAGCCACCATCATAAGTGAGGTTTGGTGACAAAGCAATTAGCCACCGAACACGCCCGTCCGCTGGACTGAACGTGTCGTAAATCAACGGCAGCGTCGTCTTGGTTACGATACTGCCGACGGCGGAAGGGAACATCCCCATCTCCGGGATGCGCGCGTCACGTACGCCGAATGGGTTGAACACCGAATTGAGGTACACGTCAGAATTCCTCTGCATGTCTCCCTCGATCCTTCGACCCATATCCATCTTTCCGCCAGCCACTTTGGCGCGCGAATTGGCATTCCCTTTGGGTTTGCCAACCGCAGCGCGGGCGACCTTTGTCGCCTTGTTATTCATCATCCTATTTGGCATTGCTGATTGCTTGATCACACAGTCTCTTGAATCCGTCAAATCAAAATCAAGTTGCCCAGTTTGTAGTAGCTCGTTTACGGGGCCCCATTCCACCGTTTCGAGTACAGAGAGGCATCCCTTCAAGTGGGGCGAGTGTCTCATCTCACGACAAAACTGAATCAACCCTTCATAACTATACTTATGGCACAAAAGACGATAAAACATCTTCGGCCAATTTATTGGCTCCGCAACCACGCGACCATCCAAACACCTGAATATATGCGAACAAAATACAAATGTCGCATCCTCCAACCTCTCCACACATTTGTTGATCCGAACTTCCTTGATCGGGTGACCAATGCGCTTATAGTATTCCAGCGCAGATGCAACGGGGTCGTCCGTATCGAACGTATCCTCATTGCAGTCATCGCCCATGGCGGTGACAAAAGTTGGACCAACATTGTGTTGGGCAATTGCGCCACGAATCCGCGAATTGCCAGAAGAGGTAGTATACCTTCCTGACAACTGCTTCGCGCGCAATAACTGCGCCCAGAGACTGCCATCCGATAAAACATGAACGGGGAGCAACGAACACAGAGTGCGGTTTATCACCGCTCTATTATACATGATTTCCCACGGGTCGTGACTTTCCCACGTCCCGCGTTGTCTCAACTGCAACTCTGCATCCAACATCGCTTCCCATTCTTTCACCGAATAGTCCCAGGCGATCACATCCGTACTCATAATATTATGAACAAGCATACGTTGTGCCACCTCTTTGAAAATAATAGACAAACTTCCATCGTCTAGCCCCATTCCGGGCTTCGACGGGATATTGTACCAGCTCCTAATTTCTTTGGAGCTGTTATGTTTTGATAGCCATCTCTCTATAATATAATCACAAGTAGATACTGAACAAATTAATCTCAAACGTTTCTGGGCAATTTTCTGTTGGTTATGTGGTTCATTCTTTATAAATGTTTTGACGGGATCCACTAATCCCTCCAGCACTAGCTGCTGGAAACTGGGAGATAAGGTCGGAATTGAGTTTGACACTCGAGCCGAGTCCGACCCAGGGGCAGCCGGGGCTGCTGGTCCTGACGACATCTTGGAAGATGATGTCGACAATACCGATTGTTTCAGCGATCCTTTCTGCTTCACTGCGATTCGGCATTGTTCCTCCGTTGAAAACACACTCAATCCACTCTCGATGTAAGGCTGTGAATCGAGTGCGCGGATACGCACTGGCGTGCCATTCGCGGATTCGATCCAACTGTACTGCACTGGGTTGTTCACCTGCCTCAACTCTCCCTGCCTGGAAGAGGAGACTTGCGAGTTCTCCTTCACTGCCTCTGACCGGCCAAGCCCAC